CAGTTGCCAATTCTGGTGATATTTTGTTGTACGACCCTGATGATGGGGTCATTTCATCTATGGCCCCGGAGGTGGCAGCTACCGCATCACAAGCAACTACGGTTCTGACAGTATCGGCAATCACCGCTGGTAAAATCGGTGTTGGTTCAGTGATCAAGAACCCTGCCGGTGAAATTCTAGGCACTGTTATTTCTCTGGGTACTGGAACCGGTGGTACTGGAACCTATAACATGAACACCAGCGCCACAGTTGCCAGCGCAGCAATCTCTGCTGATTCTGTGGCACCTGATGGTTTGGTCGCAGTGCCGAAGGGCATTGTGTCCTACTTCGATGTGGTATCTCCCGGATACCTCGCTGTTGCCAAACTGACTGACTGATAGGGAGTCGAAACATGAAAGCATCAACAGTACATAAGAGTATCGGCCCCCGTCAGATCAAGCCAATGATCTTGGCAATGTCAGCGCTTGCCGCCATGGATGACGTGAAAGCCTTGGGCATGTTGGGCATCGGCATGGACGAGCATGACATCATGCAAATGGCTGGCGCACACGGTTATGCCATGGATGAAGGTTTGGTACCGGGCATGCTGCCGGGAACAATTCCTACTCCTATCCAGTTCCTGCAACAGTGGTTGCCCGGTTTTGTCCACATTATCACTCAGGCTCGTAAAATCGATGACCTGATTGGTATGCAGACAGTCGGCAGTTGGGAAGAGGAAGAAGTTGTCCAAGGCACTTTGGAATTGACTGGTAAGCCGGTTCCTTATGGCGATGCCACCAACGTTCCAATGTCAAGCTGGAATCCGTCTTGGGAACGTCGCACCATGGTGCGTTTCGAAGAAGGCATGCAAGTTGGTAAGTTGGAAGAGGCCCGCGCCGGTCGTATCAACATCAGCTCTTCTGCTTCCAAGCGTGAAGCTGCTGCTCTGGCACTTGACATCATCCGTAACCGTATCGGTTTTTACGGTTACAACAACGGTGCCAACCGTACGTACGGATACCTGAACGACCCTGCGTTGCCTGCATACGTTGGCGTACCTAACGGTGCGTCTGGTTCACCTCTGTGGTCAACCAAGACGTTTCTGGAAATCACTGCTGATATCCGTTCCACTATCAGCCTGTTGCGTAATCAGTCCGGTGACACCATCGACCCTGAGGGTGTGAACATCACTATGGGTCTTCCGACTTCGGTGGTTGACTTCTTGAGCGTGACCAACGCACTCGGTAGCCAGAGCGTTCGCCAGTGGATGGCCCAGACCTACCCGCGCATCCGTGTGGTGTCAGCTCCTGAGCTGAATGCTGCAAACGGTGGCGCAAACGTCATGTACCTGCATGCCGAGGAAGTAAACGACAACAGCACGGACGATGGCCGAGTGTTTGCCCAGCTCGTAGCCTCCAAGTTCCAATTGGTTGGTGTGCAGCAAATGGCCAAGGGTTATGCTGAAAGCTTCTCTAACGCCATGGCTGGTGTTATGTTGAAGCGTCCGTACGCTGTAATTCGTCGTACTGGCATCTAATAGACATTTAATCGAGGACCTGCCCATGTCTAAGAAAGTTTACGTTTACAGCACAATGACCGGCCCGGTCGAGTACGCAATCTGGGTCAATGGCGGTGGTGACATCCCAATGATCCAGAAATCCGTACGGATTGAAGGCGGTGCCAATGTTGCTGACAAGCACCTGCACACCCCACGTGGTGTTTGCACGATTATCAGCGAGGAAGATTATGCCATCCTGCAACAGGATGGTGTGTTTCAAATCCACAAGAAAAATGGTTTCATCACTGTCGAACATAGTAAAGCCCCGTCGATCGAACGTGCCGTGGCCGATATGGAAAGTCAAGACGAGTCGGCCCCGCTGACCCCGAACGATTTTGATGATGGCCCCGGTCCAAAACCGGAAGCAGAAGAAGCCCCGGCAGTAGCAGCACCCAAACCAACAGGTCCGGGTTCACGCAGAAAGTAACACAGGAGCGGAAACATGGCCGCGATACCGTTAAACATTTCAGCATTTCGGGCCATGTTTCCAGCGTTTGCAAACGATAGCACATATCCTGATGCTATGTTGGAAATGTACTATGCCCAAGCCGGTTGTTATATAGCCAATGACAATAACCCATATCTGTATCTAAGGGGTGAATGTCTGGCGCTTGCTCTGCAGTTGATGACTGCCCACTTGCTTTATCTGGCCGGTCTGGTAGCAAAAGGCACGGTTCCCGGTCTGGTCATAAGCGCCACAATTGATTCAATCAGCACAACATTACAGGCTCCTCCACAGAAGTCACAATGGCAGTGGTGGTTGAACCTATCTGCATATGGGCAGCAATTGCTTGCCATACTCCAGATCAAGGGGGTTGGCGGCATGTACATTGGCGGTCGTCCAGAACGCGCAGCATTCCGGGGCGTGTATGGGCAATTCCCATGAAAATGGTGTCAAAACCGGGTCCCGGTAAAAAACAACTGCAGAACATCCTAGAAGGTCTGGCCGATGTCCGTGCCGAGGTTGGGTGGTTCCCATCCGCAAGGTACCCGGATGGCACTTCCGTAGCCCATGTTGCTGTTGTACAGGAATTTGGGCATGGGCCAATACCGCCCCGTCCTTTCATGCGCCCGACGATCACGGAAAAGGCCCCGAAATGGAAAATTACCATGCAGTCCGAAGTCAAGAAATTGGCCAATGGCTTCAATATGGTGCAGGTAATGACCATTCTGGCTGCTATTGTCGAGGGCGACATTGCTAAGAAGATAACCAGTATCAAAAGCCCCCCGCTTAAGCAGTCAACCATTGATAGGCGGTTCCACAGCAGGAAAGGCAGTGTGTCCACTAAACCACTAGTTGATACCCGGTTAATGTTCGATTCTCTGACGTCTGTGGTAGAGAAGAAGCAATGATACCGGGAACCAATCTTTTCAATCAGGCAATGACCGTGTTCACCCCGCAAGAGGTGGTATGGACTGCTGCCAGTGGGCGCTCAACCTCGGACAGTGGTAAATATGTTAATTCATATGCACCACCAGTGACAATATCGGGTAGTTTGCAATCGGTGAACCGCAAACTGTATGAGCAAATGGGTCTGGACCTGAACAAAACATACAAGAATCTATACACGAACGACCCGGCAATGGATGTTGACCGGGGCCGGGCCGGTGACAGGTTCTACTATTCTGGCCGTATGTATGATGCTGTTGGCTCTCAGGATTGGTTCGCCCAAGATGGGTGGAAATCGTTGGTGTTGGTCGATGTTGGTCCGGGAACCCCGCCACCACCGGCCCACGTGAAAGTATTCAGTAATGTTTTTAATAACATATTTGGGTGATGTATGCCAACTATTTTAGAGCAAGCAGAAGTTATTCGCGATGAAACTGGTGAGTACGCCAACACCCCTGAGCGTGTTGGGACTTGTCTTGTTGATATTGCCAATGCGTTAGGGTTGTCAGTACAAAATAGCGCGTCGTTTTGCTTTTCAAATGATTCAGGTGTTTGCACCACACCATGCCCAAATACAGACACAAGACTTGTACTTATAGACGGGTCAAATACCGGCGAATTTATGTTCACCGTTGGCAACGGCGTGGGCATTACCAATTCAGATGGGACGTTTTATTTTTCTGGACTGACTGCATCAAAAGCCTATACAGTTATATATTGCCTATCATTTTATTACGACAGCGCAGCAAATGTCGCAGTCGGATTGAGGAGCGTAAACGGTGGCCTAAATGGAGTTCGTGGTGCGTTAAGGGATTACATCATAACAGGATCTGGTGATACGGAAAGAAAATCGCTGACATTGACGGCCAGCATTACAGGTTCTGAGAGCATTGGCCTTGTTATTGCAGGTGGGGCCGATACCGTGTTCAGTTTGGAAGCTTGTAATGCTACCATATCAGAATTGGGGACGGTGGGGACATGACAGATGAAGAGATTTTCACAGCGATAAGATTGTTTTTGTTGCCGGGGCTGTTAAATGTGGGCGTTATCCAGCGGTACCAACCAGTGACCGAGGGCATCCCGGAACAGTCTGTGTTACTGATGCATAAAATAGGTGACCACCGATACGGGTTCCCGAAGGAAAAAGACGTTTGGGATGAAGACCAAGAATTGTTTGTGCACACCTGTGAACAAGCAATGGAAACCACCATCCAGTTAAGCGCATTGCAACCGGAAGGTGAAACAGACCCAACCACGGCATCGGACATTGTTAATGCCGCAGCCGACATTTTACAAACTCAGTTAGCCGTGACCCACTTTCAGAGTCTTGGCATGGGGATATTGCGGGTTACTGATATCAGGAACCCTTATTTTGTCGATGACCGGGACCGGCACGAAGCCGACCCTTCATTTGACTTTACAGTGTTACACAAGCATGTTAAAATGTCCACATTGCCGGGAGCACGGACGTTTGAAGCAAACATTAAACGAGTTTAAAGAGGAATAAAACATGGCCATCAGCATTACCAGATACGTAGATATTGTCTCAGGCGTAGTTGCCGGTGTCCAAGTATCGGCCCGTGAGCTTATTGGCCGGGTGATCACCGCAAGCCCTCTGTTGCCACCGCAAACCCTGATTGAATTTGAAAATCCGGATGAAGTGGCGTCTTATTTTGGCGCAGCCTCTGATGAGCACAAACGTGCGGCATTCTATTTTGGATGGATCAGCAAGAACATCACCCGACCGCGCAAAATTGGTTTCTACAGATGGGTTGATGAAGCAACAGAGGCGTTCATTTACGGCGGGAAAGGCACACAAACTCTGTCTTTATGGCAGGCAATTTCTGATGGTGCTATAAGCATCACAATGGGAGAGCAAACTTTTGTATTATCGGCCATGGATTTTACAGGTGAAACAACCTTGTCCGGTGTTGCGTCCGTCATACAAACCAAATTAAACGCGGCCAGTGTTGATCTTGAATGGGCTAATGC